CATGGCAAGCTGCATGGCTTTGTCTTGCGCAGTCTGTTCATTAGCGCCGCCAAGAACCTCTTGAAACAACTTCAGGCGATCTTCGTAACGAGAACGGAGATCGTCTTGTGTTTCATCTGGGTTCGGTAACAGGTTCTCTGGGATAGAGGGTGGCTGATTAGGAACACGAACAACATCGTCGGCTGTTGTTTCTGCTTCCGCTTCCATTTGATCCGCGACTTCAGCAACTTCTTCTTCAGTCATGCTGCGCACGGGAGGCTCGGTAGCCTCTCGATCAGGCATTGTGTCTTCTGTTTCAGCCGGGCGGAATGGAGGACGAGGAGAGGTAAGCCGATCTTGAGCTTCCTCCAAACGCTCACGAGCACGTTCCACACCTGCAGGAGAACCAGATTCCACAGCGCGTTCATAATCGCGCAAGGCTCGACGGGCTTGGCCCTCGAACAAGTTTTGGGTCGCGAGTTCTGGAGCTTCGATCTGAGCCTGTATCTCTGGGGACGAACCGATAATCTCACTGGCACGAGCTTGCTCTTGTTCCGTTACCGGCGAGCCGTCCATGCGGAAAACACGCCCAGTGCCAGGATCAAACAAATAAGGCATAGTTCCAACAGTGATTTGACGAGTACGAGCGCGACCTTCAGGGGTCAACTCGCCACTCGGACCAACATCAAACGTCGGAACAGGAGATGTCAAAACCTCTTCTGCTTGGCGCAAGAGTTCTTCTGAGGGTCTAACGCTTGAAACAAAAGGCGCGGTCACCAATGACCCATCCTGAAACTTTTGAACCTCGTTTGCTTCCTGCATCAGCTCTGGGTAAGAGGCCATAATACCGCCCATGTTCCGCAACGTGTTGCGGGCTTGGCGATCTGCGAAGAGCTTTCGATTCATTACGGCCATAAAACTTACCTCTTAGGAGAATGCGCCACGAAGACCATACGCCGCCAGGCCGAGACCAGCAAGCTGAGAAACGGGGCTTGCGCCAGGCTGTGTCATCGTGGATGCAATACCGGTCGGAGAACCAGACAGAATATCGGCACGGAACGCCGTCTGCTGGAACGGTGCCATGATGCGCTGGTACTCGTTCATGCGCGCCGCGTCGAGTGCTGCCTGCTGTTGCGCCTGTTCTTGAGCACCGATCTGCAACATCGTGTTGATGTCCTGCTGACGCATCTGCGCACCCATCTGACCAATCTGCGCTTGTTGATAGCCAAGCTGACCGATGCCTTGCGCCGCTTGCGCCGCTTGCCCTGCAGCGGAAACACCAAGCTGACCAAGACCAAGGCCCAATTGACCGGCCTGACCAGCTGCTTGAAGTTCTTGGCCTGTGCCCTGCAGTGCAAGCTGACCGAATTGAGATCCAATTGCACCAGTTGCTTGGCCCAACTGGCCGTACAAACCTGCAATCTGCGCCTGACGAGCCTGCTGCGACTCAAACGCCTGCTGCGCCTGTTGCTGCGCTTGACGATATGCATCAGAACGAAGCTGTGTGGCCATGCGGGCCTGCTGCTCTGCAACATTGCGACCAAGCTCACGTTCCGCTACTGCTGCGCGGCTTCCACCAAATGCGCCCGCCTGCGCTGCCTGACCACGCAAAACATCTTCTTGCATCATGCCCTGACGGGCAATGTCCTGCTCTACCTGGCGAACAACGTCCTCCAGATATGGGTCCATAAACTCTTTATACCCAGTGGTGGGGTCGTAACGCTCAGTCGCACCCGCGCCCAAGACACCCGCTTCAGTCAGCACGTCAATCGCTGCTTCGCGGTAGGGCATTGCTTCTTGGACCGCGCCGCGAGACGCAGCTGCCGCACGAGAAAGATCACTCAGAGCTGAGCGAACGTCGCCACGCGCACCACTGGCTGCGGATTCAGCCTGACTGATTGCTGAGCGAAGACCTTCAATGCCTTTGCCTGCTGCCGCAGTACCTTTTTTAAGAGCACCTTCGTACTGCCCAATACCTGCACGGGCGAGTTCTGCCGCCTGCTGCTGCGCCGCAGTGCGTTCTGCAATTTGATACTCGGGCAACATCGCTCCAAGATCAGTGCCAACAGAAAGCTGGTAAACCTGTTCCGCCAACGACAGAGGTACTGTGCCGTCAGTTTCAAAGACGCTTCCGCCTTCCTGGAAGGTCTGTACTTCACCACCGTCTTTGTAACGAGGGTTTTGAATTGGCACATCGTACTGCGTAGGCTGACGATCACCTGCAATAGTATTGCGGATGTTTGCGGCAGCCTCGTTAAAGGCGCTGCCTGGATTGCGAGTGTTTACACCACCAGGCAAATAGCTACCAACGGTGGAAACAAAATCATTTCCAACACCGCTGACCCGACCACGAGTTTGCATGTTGTCGTTGTCGTTTCCCCGATCGTCACCAGTAGAGCGAGCTGGTGGAGGCGGAGGCGGAGGAGGTGTGAGCATTGCATCATATGCGCCTTGAACATTTTCAGCCTGGGAAGCAAGAGATCCACCAGGTTGAAAATAAACAGGCATAATGCCTGTCAGAGCAGACGCAGGAAGCTCACCCCCATAAAGGTGAGCCTGGAGAACCGGGTCTAGTTCTGTCTTTTGGGTTACTGTCTGGGAACCACCACCACACATTAGACACGCCCTCCGCGCTCAAATTCTTTCATCATGCGGTACATCTTGGCCGCGCCCTTAGCGCGATCACCACCGCCCGCACCGCGAACAGCGCGCTCTGTCATTACAAATTCACCGTCCGAGAGCCGAGCTTCTTGGACAGGTACACCATCTTGATAGATCTTGGCGGGAATCGAATCACTGCGCCCGGTCCCCGGACCTTCTACATAGCCTCCATCAGCCAACATAAAAGGCTGCATGCCACGCTGCATCATCGCCGAGCCGATTCCACCCATTGGATAGGTCATGCCTTGCCCGGTCATATCCATGCCAGACATAGGGGGCGCGGACTGTTGATAGTAACCCGCTGGCTGGATGGTCTGAGGAACCATGGCTTGTGGGTTTGGCGTTGGGGCCTGCTGAGGCAACATGCTCATAACTGACGGAGCCGCCTGTGAAGGCTGGCCGCGACGAACTTCTGGCTGTGGCATGGGCGCGGGAGTTGTTCCGCCGCCAATCCCAGCTTGGCTTGCAAGTTGGAGAGCAGTCAAAGGATTCAATGTTTGACCTGCTGCCGCTGCGCCAGTTCTCGCTGCTGCCGCACCCGCCGTGCGAGCTGCTGCTGCGGGGGCTGCTGATACCGCCGCGCCGCCTGCGGTGCCTGCTCCAGTCGCTGCCGCACCTGCACCTGCGCCAAGGCCACCGAGCGCCGCGCCGCCAAGTCCAAAGGTTGCTGCGTTTGCAAGAGCCTCGCCGGGGTTTCCGCCTGCAGCAAGTGTGCCAATTCCTGCGCCGATTGCAGCGGGGGCCGCTGAGGCAATAAGACTACCGATCCCTGTAGCTGCAGCGCCGCCAAGTGCGGTCGCTACGCCTGCGCCGATCGCGGGCATCGATGACGCAACCAGACTTCCCAATAGTGGAGCTAAAAGAGGTACGGGCATTCATTTTCTCCGCGCACCAAACATGGTGCCGTTTGTGTAAAAACCTGATCTGCGCCGTCACAATCGGCGTGTTGACCGCATACTAGCAGAAACCACTGTTATAAGGCAACAAAGGTCTATGCACTACTTACAGCCTCCCAAGCAGAGCCTGTGTAAAAAGTGGTTGAATTAAAAATCAACAACCCTGCTTCTGGAGAAGATATCGCATCACGGCCAGTGGTCGAGTAGCTTGGAAGGATTAACCTAGCACTTGCGTCAAGCGTAGTAAAAGCACCTGTTCCGGGGGACGATGTACCAATGTTTACGTTGGTAATGTCGCCGCCATTAAAGTTCACATCACCCGAGGCGTTGGCTGTAACGGTTTTAGAGGCCTGGACAGAACCAAGAGACGTGATGTCGTTGTAGTTCAACTCGGTTGCAGTAGCTGTGATTGTTGTCCCAGCAATACTAAGCGTAGAAAAGTTTCCCGTTCCTGCGGTTGTTGCGCCGATGTTTACGGCATCAATCGTACCGCTGTTGATATCGACATTGGTGAGATCAAAGTTGTTGAAGTCGATGCCAAAAGAATCAGTGGTAACAACCTTATTTGCCTGAACCTGCCCCAAGCTACTGATGTCATTGTAGTTCAACTCAGTCGCGGTCGCAGTAACTGTGGTGCCTGCGAGTTGAAAGGTTGTAGTAATGTTTGCGGACGTAATACTTGCAGAAGTAATGTTTGCAGTTGCAACAGTAGCTGTTCCCGTAACACCCAGATCAGTAAAGTCACCCGTGCTTGCGGAAGAAGCCCCGACTGGAGTCCCGTCGATCGCACCACTATTAATATCGACATTCGTCATCGGAGCGTTTGCAAAATCAATTGCTTTTGCTGCACCAGCCGTCACCGTTTTGTTGGCTTCGACAGTTCCAAGAGTTGTGATGTCGTTGTAATTCAGCTCCGTGGCAGAGGCTGTCACCTCCACAGCGTCAATGTTGAACGTGTTGTTTACGTTGAGTGTGCCGTCGATGTCAGCTGTTCCGCCAGTCGAAACCGTAAAGTTTGTTGTGACCTCAAGATTTGGAACAACAAAAGTCCCTGGAGTTCCCCCGGTCCCTACGCGCAAAATAGTGCTGTCTACCCAAACCGTTCCGTCTTCCAAATCCACAGGAGTAGTGGGAATGTCGGTCATTACGGTTTTTGTAGCACGGCCTTCACCAGGATTTTGGTACTGCTCCAAATACACAGCAAAAGACTGCACAAGGGAGTCCATGTACTGTCGGCTGTATTCGTCCGGGGCGAGCGGGAATATCGGCTTGGCGAGATTGCGCGAACTCATCAGCGCCTCCCGTCAGGACGAATGTCAATCGTCGGGCTACCAAGCCTCCAGGTCACACCAATTTCATCAGACTCCAAGCGGAACCGCATGCTCCTGCCACGAAGACGCATGTAAACCTGCTCGGTAAACTGCTCCACAGGAGACGTGTTGGTCTGAGTAACTGTCTTTGAGTTAGACTGAACGATGCCGCTACCCATTGCGTTTTGCATCTTCACTGTCATCGAAACGGACGGAGAGTCCGCTGTAGAGTTGTCTAGCGACAGATCAGGCAAAACCCTAGAAACAAACATGAAGTTGTTTCCGTCAGCAATATCGATCGGGCTGGACTCGATGTAGCTGTTCATGGCTGCGCCATCCGCATCGATGCCAACCTCGTGCTCGTACAGATAGTTGTCAGCCGAAGCGATCGGATTTGGATCCACACCACGGTCAATCCATGCTGTCCGCCCCAACTCTCCATAATACCAAACACCTTCGGAGTAGTTATAAACTACATACCGATCGTTTTCCTGGCTGTTTGCCGAAGGATAGAACCAAAACACTTCAGAAAATGCGGAGTTTACACCAGCAAAGATCTTTGCACGTTGGTTTTGATTGAGGTCGCTAAACACGTAATCACGAACAGTGCATGGGAGTTTTTCCACACGGCCCGTGAACACATAGAAGTTTGCGATGCCCATCCAATACACCATGTCGTTTACAGCTACAGCCGCATTCGGACCTTGGATCGTGGTGTTATAGGCAAGCTCCTGTAGACCAAATGTAAACGGAGGTCCAAGATACTGCATTGCATGCAGCGATGCATCAGTGAAGATCAAGATCTGTTGGCGGGTTTCAACCGCCGTTACGATCTCGGAACCAGAACCAATGCGCAATTCACCCGCTGTGGTGGTCGCCGTAGTTTCCCACTCGGTCAGTGATTCTTGGTCCGAGAACCGAATGAGCAACGGGTCTTGTGTCCCGATACTATTTTCTCCATCACAACCAAACGCAATCACGTGGCGATCTTGGTCAGACACAAGAACCTGCTTTGCGATAGTAGGCGCAAGATTAGAGCCTGAAAGAGAGGAAAGCTCTACCATTCTATTTGGAGAGCGCACGTTGGGAGAGTCACTTCTGTCCCAGTAATAAATGCTGCCGTCTCGAATACAGGCAATCAAGTCTTCCCCGAAATTGTCTTGAGACCAAATGCGGAGGTTCGCACCTGCGACCGCAATGTCTGTGCCAGAGCCCCACGTTCCACGGCTCCAGGTTCCTGCACCCCAACCGTTGCCGTAGATCGCAGCATCTGGACCAGGGTTGATTTCGTAAGCTCCAACAACGGACGCACCGCCATTACCTGTATCAGAAGCGTTTGGAAACACTGACAGAACAATAAAGTAAGAGTCCGTGTCTGGTACGGAAGAAACTTCATACTCTGCGTTCAGAACCGTGTCCGTTACAGTCCCTCCTAACGAAACCGCCCCAGAGAACGTAACAAACGCACCAGCTTCCGCTCCGTGAAGAGTGTCGCTGACCAATAGCGAAGAACAAAACACTGCAGTCGTGGAGGTGTGCGTTGCTGCTGTGGTTGAATTATAGCCGCGTTGGCACTGCTGCAGAGTGTTGCCAAGAACACCAGAGTACAGAATTTCTTCAGAGTCTATCTTGATGACACCCGAAGCGGGAAATCCTGACGCATCAGCAAGCGTGATCGTTACGTCGTCAGCGCCGATGTTGCCAGAAAGTGTCGAGTCCACCACGGAGAACGTAACGTCTCCTGCCGATGTCGTGACGCGAATAGGTGTGATATTATAGTATGCCTCACCATAACGGTAGTAGTACCGCCGGTTTGTACCAACGGACAAAAGCCGCTCCCCTTGGAGCGTCACCCAGGAGATCATCCCACGACAGGACCCTAGAAAAGTGGAGTTGTTTAGCTTTTGCCAACCGCCAAGCTTTTCTGGAAACCCCAACCGGAATCTTACGAGGTTCCCGTCACGCCAGCCACCTTCGTTGGTGTAGGCGGTGACCTCTCGATTGATGCCGGGTCTAAATTGCAGCTTAGAAAGCGGCATGTGTCCGGCTCCTTACGCAGGTTCTGACGGCCAATCACCTTCAGATAGAAACGGGAAGTTTTGATGGTCCGTAATATCACGCAACTGCTGACGGTATGTCGCCCACGCAATCTTTTGATCATTGGTCAAAGGTGTGTCGTCAACCTGAGTCCAGTCCGACCGAGCAAGTTTTTGGTTTCTGTCCTGGCGAACTGCTTCAGACTGTCTGTTAGTCCGTTCAGTGATCTCTTCAGGGCTGGCCTCAGAAACATTCCAGACCTGAGTCCAAGTTGACCCAACAAGAACAGGAGTTCCTTCAGAAATGTTTTTTGTGTAATCGACCGTGGGCCGCTCAGCTCTAACAACAACTTCAAGGCCCCACTCTTTTAGGAGCTCGTCGGTTGGTTTTTTCGGAAAAGACGTGTTGGGGTTGTCTTTACGAAGCATCCCAATGCTATATGGGTACTTTTCGACAACACCGTTCTTTACAAGTGCATGCATCTTATTTCTCCCTAACGGCCTGAGCCAAATCGAGGATTGCCTCTGCTACTTTTAGCATAGCCTCAGCTTCAGTGTAAGGGATTTTCTTTTCCCGGAACTCGAACTTTTTGCTTTCTGGGTGGAAGTACATCTTCCACCCCACGCCAAAACCGCCTTCAGGATACTTTGGAATGTCTTTCGTCTCTACAAAATGACCCGTGCCATTAGGGTTTTTTTGATAGTTGATTGCGTCCACAAACATCCAACCATCAGAATCAACGTCACCAAATAAAAAAGCCATTCATCTCTCCGTTTTAAAAAGCCTTTTAAGGGCTGTGTTAGCAATGTCTCGGGGCAAGTCCCCCCAACACGCTGTTTCTATGGGACTGTTTTTAGGTGGGGTAGTGATAGAGCAAGCATTTATGGCCGCTCCATATGCAAAAGGAGCATTCCCAATCTGAAGGGAAACGTGTGCAAGATGAGTCCAGGCCTCTCTGCATGATGGGTCAGAGGCAACTGCGAACAAAAAAGATCTAATCATTTCGTTTTTATTTTTCATCTCAAAGAAGCATTGAGCAACGGAAAGCCACGCATACGCTGATTTTATACGGTTTTCAGGGTTTTCAGTTTTTTCAAGAAGCTCAATTGCCTTTTTATACTCAGATATAGCCTCTTCAAAAAGACCTTTTTGTTGATGCTCAAAGGCGAGCTGCGTCCACGCAGAAAAATTGGTCGGGTCATTTTCTAAAATTTTCAAAAGCAGAGGCTCATAGTCTCTTTGTTTACCGTTTTGATGATGCTCCATGCGGACACTGGTATCAAAATACTTTGCGGAGGAAGGTGTTACTGGAGCTAAAAGTTCGTGCACGGCGTTCTTCCAGACACAAGAGTGTCGTGCGTGAATGCGGAATCTTTTAGACAAGATAGATGGAATTGTCTTTTCAGAATCTGCCCACTCATCAACAAACTCGCAGCTTCCAAGATCTCCGTCAAAATCTTCCTTTAGGCAATCTAACCAACCGCACACTAAACGCTCATCCAAGTCCATACTAACGCACACATCAACATCTTTTGGAACAAGAGAAAGAGCCTTGTTTCGTGCGTCGTCAAACCGCCAGGGTTCTATCTTTTCTTGATGAACAATTGCGCCGCCGGCTTTTAAAAGCTCAACGGTTTTGTCCGTAGAACCTGTGTCCAAAACATACACTGGGCAATCTCCAATAGATTGCAGAAAACAATCTACGTTTTCTGCTTCGTTTTTAGAGATTGCATAAACGGCTATTTTCATGCGCCCAAGCCGGGATAAACACTGAAAGAAAGAGCTTGACCCGTCCGTAGATTGTTTAAATTGTAAGAGCTCGAAAAACTCAATGAGCCTGGGGTCGTATGATCCAAAAGAATTAGATCATCGTTTCTGTTTTCTCCGACGGCTAGATAGTCACCCGTAGGACTAAACTTTACAGCTGCTCCATCTGGAGTTGCGTAACTTGTAGCAAAACTCACGGAACCTGGGGTTGTATGGTCTAAAAGAGTGACGCCACTAGTTGCAGCATTAAACCCGACTGCGATATAGTTTCCGTCTGGAGAAAAATCTACGCTGTTTATAGCGTCTGGAAAAGTATATGTGTCGGCTAAACTTAGAGAACCAGCCGTCGTATGGTCTAAAAGAGTAAACGTAGCACTGGCTGTTCCAGAGTTGTACCCTGAACCGACTGCGATATAGTTTCCGTCTGGAGAAAAAGCTACAGTGTAAACTTCATTAGAATTGCCAACGGCCGCTGTGTAGCTGTCCGCAAAACTTAAAGACCCAGAGCTGTGAGAAACCAGCGTAACATTTGGTCCCCCACTGTTGGTGTTGAAATAACCAACCACTAAATATGAGTCGTCGCTATTCCAATCGAGATAGGTAGCATAAGAGTTAGCGCCCCCAAGAGCATAGGAAGTTACACTGCTAAGGCTTCCTCCGGAAGGACTTAGAAGCGTAAGCTCACTAGCAGCTTGGCTGCCAACGGCGATGTAATTATTGTCATTACTAAACTTACAAGCATAAGCAGAAACGTTACTGTTTCCACTCACACTGTATGTGTCGAGCCCCGAAAGAGATCCAGCAGTAGAGTGGTCTAAAAGGTGGGTGTTAAAATATTCACCCCCTACTGTGCCCCAGCTAGAAGCAACCGCCAAATAGTCGCTGTAATCACCAACGGAATTAAAAGAAACAGAATATCCGCTTCGGTCATCTCGTAGCAAATAACCCACAGCTAAAGTCAAAGACGATGGGTCTGTGTTGTCAAAAACCTGTACACCCCATTGATTTCCGTCAGTGGTTTTGTCCACCGCAACAGCAAGATATCCGCCGGCACTACCACCGCCGGCACCTGCCGCTGCTGCTTCAACTTTCTTAGAAATAGTGCTCATGCCAAAGCATCCCCTGCTTGGAACCCATACCAATTTGTACCACCATCAGTGGTCAAAAAGACAAATACGTCTGTTTCACCTGACGCAGGAGCATCAGGAGCAGTTCCGCCCGCCCAGTCCACGGATGCTGGCCATGTCAGTGTATGAGTCCCACCAGCCGTGACTCGAAGGGTAAAAGCATAAGAGTCGTCTGTCGTAAGTTGAACACCAGCATAGCTAAAGGTAAAGGTGGTGTTGCCACTAGTGGTAAGAGTGAAAGTGTTGCCTTCGTCGCAGTCTACAGTAGGCGAGGTCCCAGAAAGTGCAACAACAGTTTCAAGATAGCAAACAGCTTGAACTTCTTCCGTAAGTTTAATGTTTCCGTTTGCATCCGCTGTAACAGCTTTACTTGCCTGAGAAGTCCCCAAGGTCGTAATGTCAAGATAATTGACCTCTGCTGTTGTGACCGTAGCTCCGTCAAGGATATTCAACTCAGCCGCTGTAGCAGTCAGCCCGAGATTCGTAAGGGCAGTTGCTGCGTTGGCCAAATCAGAGAGATTGTTTGCGGCAGTCAGAAGACCTGAGAGGTCCGCAGTAAGACTTACGACATTTGCACCCGCACCGCCGCCGTCACAGTACACAATGTCTGTGCCGCCATCGGGGATCGTAACTGTGGTCCCCGAACCCTGACTGATGATGACGCTTTGACCAGAATCGTTTTTGATAAAGTATAGTTTGTCCGCGTCGTTTGGGGACACGGTCACTGTGTTGGTGCCGCTTGGCGTACCGCCAAAAACTAGAACTTTATACTGACCGTCCGAAAGGCTGCCATCTGAAGTCGTTAGCGTATGTGTCGTTCCAGACAGCGTGATTGCACCAACACCGTTCGTGAGGCGGTCAATGATCTGGAGGTTTGTGTTGGTGGTTTGCCCCCACGTGCCCGACTGTTCGCCGTCTGCAATGAGCTCGATGCCACCATTTGCCGTGTAGGTACTAGCCATTTCGGTTTCCCGTCTTTAAATTCGACCCAACTATACGTTCTTTTTATGCCGCAATCTCAGTCCAAGTGACCGCTGCAGCAGGGACAATCTTGCCCCAGACTACGACTGTGTTCAGTTCCATTGTAGCCTCAAGGCCCGTCAACGCCACATCTGAGCTACCCGTCACAGTGACGGACCCAAGGGCGGAGGTCGCCGCAACGCCAGTCACAGGAACCAAAGCCTGCGGGTCAACGGTTACATTACCAAGCGCAGAAGTTCCCGACACTCCAGTCACTGAAAGCGTGGAAGTTCCGGTGATTCCTACATCGCCGACCTCAGCAGTTGCTGCAACCCCCGTTACAGGAACAAGAGCTTGCGGGTCAACGGTTACGCTGCCTAGAGCACTGGTAGCCTCCACCCCCGTTACAGGAACAAGAGCTTGCGGGTCAACGGTTACGCTGCCTAAAGAGCTTGTGGCCTCTACTCCTGTAATAACAACAACTAGCGCACTGCTTTGTGTCACCTGGCCGACAGCACTCGTGCCCTCTACGCCAGTAAGATCGACAAAACCAGTACCTGTTATAGCTGCATCACCAACAGCGCCAGTGCCCTCTACGCCGGTGACAGCAACACCAACATTCGGAACCACAACACTGCCGAGAGCTGTTGTGCCCTCTACGCCGGTGACAGTGACGATATTCGCACTACTTTGTGTTACCTGGCCGAGAGCACTCGTGCCCTCTACGCCAGTGGTACTAACAAGAGCGGTGCCGGTGATTGTCGGATCACCAACCGCACCAGTGCCTTCTACGCCGGTCAGAGATACTACAGCCGTACCAACAACCGTTTCGTCTCCAAGGGCTGTGGTTCCCTCGACGCCTGTGGGGACAACAACCGCTGTGCCCGTGACCGTTTCGTCGCCAAGGGCTGTGGTTCCCTCGACGCCTGTGGGGCTTACAAGAGCTTGCGGGATTACCGTTACGCTTCCAACTGCGCCTGTCGCAGAGACCCCAGTCGGAGATACTACAGCCGTACCAACAACCGTTACGCTTCCAACTGCGCCTGTCGCAGAGACCCCAGTCGGCGACACTACCGCCTGCGGAACAACCGTTACGCTTCCAACTGCACTCGTTCCAGAAAGCCCCGTTACCACAACCGGTAACGGGGTTCCCCATGCACCTTCACTCCAAGTGCCTCGGCCCCAACCTGAGATTACAGCCATAGCTGGGCCCTCCGGTTAGAGTTACGCGATGCGAATAATGGCGTTAGATGCGTCCGCCGTTGGGAACTGAATTGTGAATGTCCCAGATGTAGAGCTCTTGTCCTCACCAAAGTCGAGAACCGCAACAGCATTCGTAGTGCCAGTGCCGCTACCTGCAGTGGTGTTGTAAATCAAAGCACCGCGAGCAGTAATCGTTGCCGAAGTAAACGAAATGTCGTCGAAATCGGTGAACGCTGTGGTGCTCGAAGTGGTTGGCGTGACATTCGTCAATGTGCCGCCACCTGCGGAGTACGAACCGGAATTACCCACTTCGTTGGTGGTTGTGTAATCCGTCGTTGCTGCGCCAAGTGTTGCACTGCTTGTGTATAACGCCAGCTTGAAGGTGTCCCCTGTCGAAGCAGTGAAGTCATGCTGAGCCTGCAGCAATTCCTGCTTGAAGGATGTGCAAAGGGCCTGAGAGATAGCCATGTCAAAGTCTCCTGATTTCTCGCGAAGTTTTTGCCCGACCGAAATACGGTCTTGCTCTATACCCATTGTAATGTAATGCTCGACAATTCTCAACAACTCTTGCTGAAAGGCTCGAGCTTGATCTCGAATCTCTTTCGGAGCGTTATCAGAGACACTGATCATGCGGTCCACACAAAACTGGGCGATTTCTGCTGGGGTATGTCCACGATTGTTTGTCGTATGAACCTTGAACGCCCCAGGGGGAATCTCTGTTACCATGCCTTGCATAAACTACTCCTTTAGGTTTTGGCGCGAATGACCATTCCCGTGCGGTACTGGTCAGTGGTTTCCTTGGCCTCACCAAGCATTTTCACGCCAGTGATCGCCTCATTGAATCGAACGTTATATGCCTGGAGAACATCCTGCTCCCCTTTCATATAGATGTATGCTTCGATCAAAGCTCCATACAACAGAGCCATCTCAGCATTCTCGCTCAACCACGTTGTTCCGCTGTCCGCACCAGACGTGATGCTGTTCGGACGATAGAAGTAGTGAAGTTCGACAAGGTAAGAGTCTGCAGGCGTTGGGGCCAATATAAAATTGTCTACGTCGAACTGAGCGTAGTATACTGGGTCACCTGTTGTATCAGCATCTGGCGTATAAGCCTGGATGAAGCTCACATCTTTGAACTCAATAAAGGTCTTGGCACCGTTGCTGTCCTCATAGCTCAGAGAAAACGGCGCAAGGAAATCTGTTGGACAGGGCAAGTATTTATTGCCCGCCACCGTAGAAGCTGTAGCGTTTTTCCGGAACAAACTCAACTGAACATTTTTCAGGATGCGTTCTTCCGCAAAGCGAATAAACAAAGGGATGTTTGCCACAAAAGACGTTTCGTCATTTTGCGTGTAATCCTGAATCGCTTCTTTCAACTCGCCATAGGTCATCGTCATGACGTTACAACCTCCACCGTTCCGACCTTAGCAGAAAGCCGGAGAATGTTTGGATTTGGATCCATGACCGTAGGAATACCAACATATACGGTCAATGTCTCTGCTTGATCAGGACGTGGGTTCCGCAATGCCTGTGGATCAGGCCCAACCTTCGGAGGATACAACTGTGGATGCTTGGGCTCAAACTCGTCCGGGCCAACGAGCGCACCAGTCCACTCCTTCTTCATCTCGCGCAGGCGATAACGAAAACCAGAGCGGTCAGAAATACCCCAAGCATTTTTATTTGACGCAAACGCCATGTTACACCCTCAGATAGCGAGCACTAGGCTGAAGCTTCAAAGCAACACGGTCCTCGTCCTCCTGCGCAGCACGAGTAAACTCCTCCTCGTACACAGCCTTCAAAAGCTGCAGGCGCTCAGGAGCGCGCTTCATCGCAAGGTAATACGCAAGGCCAGAGACCATGCATGGATAAAAACGGAAAGGAACCTGCGCCGTATTTGTCAGCGCATCTGCGTCCTCAATCCGACGCACATAGTAATAAACCAGCTGATCCGTAGAGTTCTCAGGAACCTGCCACAGATTGATCACAGGCTGAATTGTGCGGTCGAGATAATACTGACTCGGACGGCCCTGGCTCGTCTTGTCAGGGAAGTTCAAGTAATCGCCACGGCTGATGCGCTCAACCTCATAGTCCGTGCTGTCACGACGGAGCACCATCTCCAGAATGTCCACGACATCCGCGCCAAGCGTATACTGAGACGTGCCTTGAGTTAGGGTTGTCGTACCTTGCTCCACGGTCCAGAGATTCAGACCACGGTTTGCCCATTCAGCAAACATCAGGTTCAGAGACCGACGTGCTGTGCGAGCGTCATAGCCCGTGCGAACTTCGAGGCCGCAGCGTTCGTACGCCTCCTCGATCATCTCCGCTACGTCGAGCTGAAAGTCTCTGCTACCCGAAGTGGTCATCTTACTTTTCCTTCATTCCCATAGCCATGCGTTTACGAGGGCTGCACATGCTCTGGTCTTTGTTTCCTTTTACGGAACCACCACGAGCAAAACCCTCAACGCCACGGCCTTTGAGGATGTCAGCCTTTGTAACCTTGCCGTCTTTATTCAGATCAGGAAAATCTTTTTTCACTTCTTGGTCCTCCGCTTCGCTGGAGACACACGGCGTGGCTTACCAGCGGGTTGTCCTAGACTCTTCTTTTCTGCGATCTTCTTCCGCTTTTCACTTGCGGACATCTCAGAAGCAGTCTTCGGTGTCTTAGAGCTTACACGTTTTGTAGGACGACAGTAAGGGGTTCCGCGCTTTTCGCCTTTGCTACGACCGCAGGCTTTGCCAGTGCGAACATCCTTCCAGTCCTCTTTGAACCAGCGACGAAGGGCAGCGCCCTTTTTCGTTTTACGGACAGCCATTAGAACGTCCTTGTTTTACGAGGTGCCTTCACCATTCCGCCTTTGGCTTTCTTCTGAGTTTTGTTTCCCCAGTTCTCGGCACCAACTTTACGGCACTTGGCAATCGCTCCGCTTGCGTAAGCAGAGGGAAAGACTTTGTACCGAGCCTTTACCTTTCTATAGCAAGCGTCTTTTGCCATTAAGACATCTTACATTTTTTAGGCTTACGGCCAGACATTACAGCGCCGCCAGCGCGATAGCCTTTGACCATTCCGCCTTTGGCTTTCTTTACCATGCCACCTTTGGCCATCTTCTTTTTAGATCCGCAGTTCATAGGAACCTCCGTGATTTGTTTGGACATCTGAGTCCGGTTCATTGCTGGCGCTCCAGCATTGTCACAACGCGATCGATCCGATCAACCAACGCCATAATCTGTGTCTCTATGCGGCCCAGCTGAACGGCTTGTTCTTGAGCTCGACTCTCAATTACATCTGTTCGTGTCTCAACACGAGTAATGCGCTCAGCATTGTTCTGAATCGCTGCGTCCATTTGCGAGAACATCCAAACAGCGCCTGCAAACTGGAGAATCAAACCCAGAATAATAGACACTGGTATACTCTTGCTAAGATGCCACTGAGAATCGTTGTCAGCCATAAGGTCACCTACCACATTTTGCACGACCAATATCTGGCCGATAGTTTATCCAGTTTCTTTGTATCACATCCATGGCGAGCGCGGAAAGATTTGCGGCGCTTTGGATCTGATTTCTTGATCGTCATGTTGGCGTCGCCAAAGCGGACAATCTTTTCTTTGCCCTTATCGCATGCTTTCACGATAAACTTTTTACCACCCGACTTCTCGCGGCGAGGCTTGTTGCAGGCCATCTTTGATTTGTCGGCGCGTTTAGCCATCAGAGCGGTCCTCCGTTCTGTATAAGAATCAGGTCATAAGCGGCTGTAAGAATAGCGTTGTTTGTTCGAACCGTTGCCCGAACATCCAAATCAGATTTTTCAGGAAGCGCAAACGGGCAGGTAAACCCATAGTGGTACTCGGAACTTGCTACCTCAAAAGTGTGACCAACTAAAAAACGGTCTCCAGGAATGCGGTAGTAGAACGTGCCAGTCGCATCTGCCCCTTCTTGGATAGTCATAACGCCCTGCGTGAGATACGCAGTATATCCCGCAGGGACAGTGTAGATACCCATCAAGCTCTGGCCAATGCCTGCATTGATGCGAGCCACAGTTGTGCCACCTTTGGTGATAGTGACGTTGCCAACGTTCACACTCGTTCCATTCATGCGAACGGACTCAATACGTTTGAAATCATTTATTGAGGTGTTACCAGATGCAGCGGTAAGCGTAATTGTTTCTGTAAACTCGTTATAATCCTCATCGAGGCCGACGACGATTACGTTTTTATCTGCATCAGATGCACTTGCACGAGCTATCGATATAGTGCCGGCTGTGTCCCAAGCACTCCATGGATAGACCGTGTCGTTTACATCCCAAAGGGTTCCGGTTGTGTTGACCGACATCGACGGTACTCGGGCCATGCGATGCACGAAAGTGTGGCCCGGAATCTGTCTCCGGGCCACCTGAAGCTCAAATGGCTCCGAGGTTCCGACCTGCGATATAGAACGGATCTCGTAGACCATTTATTACCTCACGCGTGGAAGGCAGTGATGTTTGTGAAAACAGTCGTGCCTGCTGTGTACGGCAAGTAACAACCACCCTCAAACACAACACCTTCATCAGGAATTGTAATGTCGCGCTCTGCGGTGGCAGAACCAACCGTGCCAAGCTTGAGCTTTTCAATACCTGTGGCGCTTGCATTGGTAAATGTGACAACACCCGCTGCGGAAGAGTTCACAATGAACACACCCTTCAAACGAGCGCGCTCTGCAAAGATCACATCCAAAGCATCATTAGACATACCAACTGTGATAGCGCCCGCTGTGTCGTCATCAACTGTGACAGCAGTTACTGTGCGGAAATACAATGTGCCCGTTACCGTAGTGGTGTCTGGGCCAGTGATTGTTTCCGTCTGAGCGTTTCCGTTTACGTCAGTACCTGTGATCGTAAACGTACGACCGTCATCTGTGCCTGCAGAAGTGATCGTGATTAAACGCGCTGCAGTAAAAGAGGCTACGCCACCGGATGACTCCGCGCCGTTAATAGTAAGGCTTTGCTCGCCACCAGCTGCTGGGGTCTGCGACTGGCAAACCCCATCAGCGTCAGCGGCAGTAGTATCAGCCTCAATGAATTTGGCTTTTACGTCAGAACCGGCCATGCTGACCTCCTATTACTGGTCAGCAAATGCTGGTGCTGTTGCGCCGGTTACGGAACCCCAGATGTACCAGTTGGTGCTGTCCTTCGCCATGATGTTGATAACGGCAGAGCCAGGGACATTTACCTGAATCTTAGAGTTGGAGTTGCCGTCAGCAAAAACAACAGAAGCTGCGCCGTCGTCGGTATCGTTGAACGCAACGTTGCCGATGAAGAAGTTGGTGTCAGAACCAGAGTCTACGATAAAGTCAGTCGCATCTGCTGCTGCGCCGCCGTAAACAAAGGTGAAGTGTGCACCAGCAACTGGGCTAGGCAAGGTGTAGGTGTTGTCCTGAGTTCCGTCAGGAACGATCAGTACACGACCGCTGTGAGTCGCGTTGGTAAGAGTTACATCACCGTCTGCGAGTGCGACAGGTGCGCCGCCGTAGGTTGTGATTTCGGTAACTGCGCCAGTGGTTTCGTTCTTTGTAATGGACTTGAAGCCATTCTCAGAGCGTACTGGACCCGAGAAAGTTGTATTAGCCATGTGAAACTCCTGTCTTGGCTAGTGTCAGCCACACCGCGTGGCTGTCAGGGATGCACCAACAATACAGGAGCTCAGAACAAAAAGAAAGGGGCGATCCGAAGACCGCCCCAGTCAGACCAACAGGGAGGTTGGATTAGCGAACCGAATACAGCGCGAGGATCGGAGAAACCGAAGCTGTAACGCTCACGCGCCTTGAAGCGCATGTTGCCGGTGTCGAAGTCGGCTTCCATGTTCGTCGAGAGCGGTGTGCGCTCGAAGTGGATGAAGCCGCGAGGCGCGTCCGTCTTGATGAAGAATGCATCAGGGTCGGTCAAGAAGTCGTTGACCGCGTACCCGTCAGGCAGCATGCCCATCGAACGGATTGCGTTCACGTCGTTGTCTGCAGTGCCGACGCGGAGGTTGGAAACCATCAGACGCTCAGCTACGAACTGCAGCTGGCGAGGAACGATGAGCTTCATGCCGCGAAGAGCAACTTTCAAACCACGCTCGTCTACGAAACCTGCGATGTTGATGAGAGCATCTTCAAGGGAGGTTTCGTTCAGGTCTGCCGGAACACTTGGAGTGTTTGCGAAAGTGCCGCCGTTGGACAGAGGGTGATCGGTTGCACAGAGTGCTTTACCGTCGCCACCTGCAGAAGCACCGCCGGTGAAGGCGTTGTTCAGAACTGCAGCTGCTTTGACCTGCTTGGTGTGAGCCATCGAGCGGGCGAGGGCACGGGTGTAACGGCTGCCGAGGCGGTCGTACAAGTTGTCCTCGATTGCTTCCTCGGTGATCGAGAAGGCAAGCGCGATGGTTTCGTGGTTGTACCGAGCGGTGTATGCTTCGCCTGCGTCGTCGAAGTTGACAGCAGAACCTTCGGATTTTGTTGGCGCAGCGCCAAACCCGGAGAGCATGACCTCTTCCTCAAATGCGCGATCTGAGGACTCGGTGGTGAAGATTTCAGCATGCTGGTTTTCGTAACGAGCATACTCCATGCCGAAGAGGGCGTTAAGGCCCGGCTCCAGCTCTTTC